TATTTTTCGAGATGCCCATATGATAACTCCACAAAAAAAACCCCGCCGTCTGGCGAGGCTCGTTAGCCAAGGAAGGTGAGTGGCGCGCCGCGCCTTTTACGAGGTTGGGGGGTTCAGAAGGATGTAGTTGAGCTGGATGCGGACCGCGCCCGCCGTGAAATTCCCGCCGACCGCCGTGAGAGTGACGGTGACGCTCGAAAACTGGCCGATGCCGCCTGTAAGAATCCCTGCGTTCGTCGTGTTTACCGCTACCGCGACATTCCCAAATTCATTCGCGGTGCCGCCGGTGCGGCCAACGTTGAACGACGCCGCGCCGGTGATCGCCGTGGTGACGCGGCACGACACGCCGAGGATGATGCACGGATTCGGAAACGTGATCGTCGAAACCTTTGTCGCCCCGGAAAGCGCTGTAAGAAGTTCCTCTTGGCACCCGAACTGAATACTGCCCCCATGGGGCACGCTCGACGCATCGATCGCCGTCGCAGCCCGCGCGGGAGACGTGCCATTCGGAGTGAAACCGCCGTTGGTCACGCCGTCCTGAACGAACAGCCCATGGGTATCTGTGGTAATAAAGACCTCGCCGACCGCGCCCTTATTGGCAAGGACATTTGCGAGAGTATCGCGCCGAAGTTGAACCTGAACACTCATTTATCAATCCTCTGAAATTCACCGGTTATCCATTCCGCCATGGCCGCTAATAAGTCAGAATGACACTTGCTGGGGTCACGCCAGTTAAAATCCAGGCGCAGAAAGATGCGTGTGCGACGATGATGCCGCATAGAATGCCGGCCCCGGCAGGCCCATGCGATTCCGCGAGTTCCCCTGTCGTCATCCGCATCTCCTACGGAATCCTCGATCCGAGATCGACGAATGCAAGGGTGAATCCATCGGTGATGGTTCCCCATTGGTCCATCTCTGAAACCATGGCGGTCACGAGGCCGAAATCGAGGCTCGCCCCCGCGATCAATGCTTTCGTTACTGGTCCTGATAGCTGCCCCGCGCCGCTGGGCGTGTAAGTATAGACTGTGCATTCCGACAAATCCTCGACCGCTTGGCCGAAGATGTTGAAGCTCTGAAATTTCAAAGACAAGGGTACGCCAATTAAGGCGGGCGGCAACGGATATTTGAATATGGCGGTATCGATGCGCGCGAAAGGCGCGCCGCTCGAATGTGCCGCGGGCGATGTGCCGTAGAGCGCGCGAAAGAGATAGGTCAGATTATACGCGTTCGTCCCGGCGAGCGTCGCCGTTGCGTAGGCAAGGAGCTCGTTGTCTACGAGACACAATGTCACGCCGTTTGCAGCGTCGGAAGCGGTGCCGCTGGCGAGCGCCCCGCCGCTCTCGGTAAGAGAGACAGAAAGCGTGTTCGTGACATCCGGATTGCCGCCAGAAGGAAAGGGCAGCGCGGCGGTCAAAAAACCCTGGCGCGCGGGCGCCAAAACCGTGCCTATATTCCCATAAGTGTTGCCGTCAGTCGACAACCAGACGAACGCGCCGCCCCAATTCGGATCGGCGATGCCAGACGCCCCTTCCGGCGTGGAAGTTCCGCTGGTTGCAAGCGCGGCGCCGGTTACCGACGCGAACGCCGGGAGGAATGTTGGACCAGTTCCCCCGAACGAGACCGCCCCGCCCCATATGTAAATACCATTTCCCAACGTGCCTGCGTAGCTTATCGTTCCGATTGGATTTTCGAGCTGGATAGTAAGGGTAGCGGCGGCAGTCGCCACCATGGCTCCGGTGATCACGCATTGGAACCAGTTGCCGCCGGCCGGCGTGATCGTCGCGGTAATCCCGGCGTCCGGCGTGCCCGTGGTTCCGGCGGTCAGATCGAAGTCGCATCCGATGTTCGCGGCGCCATTGAAAAAAGCGAGGCGAAGAGCGCTGCGCGCGACCGCCTGGGCATAGACCGAGAAGAGCACGGTGGTTAGAGACGCTATAACCGGCGTCACGTTCCCCTGCTTCGTTTTATGCTGCCCGGTCGAGCTGTCCTCGGCAAGCAGGTAAACGGGAGCGATGCCCCCGGACACGGCCGCTATGACCTGCGCCACGCCTCCCGTAAGAGCCTCTGACGGCTCGAAAATGACCGGCGCGTTGACGCGCGCGGGCACAACGGCCTGATTCGGCGGCGTGCCCATGTTGCCCTGAACCGGATATTGAACGGCCGTCGCCGTCCCGCCTGGAAATTCTTCTGCCGTGACGCTGAGAAGCCCGGCGTCGTCCTCTTCGATTGCGGTCACCCTGATCGCGATGTTGGTCAGGCCGAGCGCCGTATCCGTGACGGTCACAAGATCCATTGGCTCAAGCAGGCAATACTCGAACGAAAGCTTGAAAGTGTAGGTGTTGCGAATATAGAGGCCGCGCTGGAGGATCAATTGCGCGGAAACCTGCCCAACAAACGGGTCGCAAATCTCGTTCGCGGTGATGTCCGACGCACGCCGGAGCCCGTAAAGCTCGATCGCGTTTTGGTCGAAGGCATCAATCGGCGCCGTGTTATAGGACGTGCCAACTATGCTGAATCTTTGCGAGATTTGCAACCTCTGCCAATTGTACGTGGCGTAAGGATCGGAGCGGATGACTTCGATTGGGCCTTTGCCGTCCTCGTGAATAAAGTCGTCATCGGCCAGATTATAGAGAGGCGTGACGTTCGGATTGAATGTGTAGGTTCCCGAAGGATAGAGATTGCCGGTGACCGGAGTGTCGCCATAGGGGATGAATTTCAGCTTGCCGCCTGACCATACCGCGGCAGAGTTGGTGAGTTTCAGCCAGCGGGCCAAGATGCTGTTTGCCGCTTCCTGGTTGGCCAGCACCGGGCTCATTGCGAGGTGTGACGCCTTGCAATACGCTTGATAGGACGATCCTACGGTTTTGGCCGTGTGCGTGCCGGATTGAGAGCCGGACGTATTGATTGGCGTGCCGCCGGGCGTCGCCGCCACCTCGAAGGTGTTTGTCACAGCGGCGACGACATAGTAGATCGTTCCAGGGGTCAGGCCGGTTGGGAGTAAACCGGTCGTCGAGAAAATGACCCCTTGACCGTTTGACAGGCCATGAGCGGTCCAGGTGACGACAGCCGGGGCCGCAATCGTGATTGTGACGGCCGAGGATCTGAGCGAGTCGAGTAGCGTTGCCGCATCGATGCTGGCCGCCGGGAACAGCACGCCGTATTGGGCATTGGTGAGGAAATCCTGAATGATCAAGGCCGGATCGGCGTCGTTTGCGTTGATCCCTGCGGAAGCAAAAAGCGGGCCTTTCACTCCAGCGAAAATTGCGGGAGAGTCGGGCTCGACCCGAGCGCGAAATGCGCGGCGGCAAAGTAAAAAACCCCGTTGTAGCCCAGATACTGTTGACCAAATTGGAACAAAAATCCCCACGGGGTTTGCGGCGTGTTCCCATAGGCCGCGAAATCTATTCCGACTTGATCGAAATAATTGACGCTGTTGTTGAGCCATATGATTCCGGGGACGACTATCGGCCCCTCGCATACCGCCATGATGAACCCGGAAAAATAATTGTAGCCTTGCGGCTGGTTGCCGCCGCCGCCTTTGCCGCCCTGCTGTTGTCGTTGCTGGACGGCGGAGAAACCGCCGGTCCAAATCACGTTCGGAGCGGTTCTATTGGCGCCCCAAAGGAGCGTGATCGGGACGGCATTGCTGGACGTCTGAATCTGCAAGCCGGTATAGAGCGGGACAATGCCTGGGCTGCCGCGGCCGGACCCGGATCGAAGAAATCCCATCAGCTCAAGCCCGCGCCCAATAGGAGAAGAATTTCGGCCTGCGGGCCGTAGCGCTCAGCGCTGGGTTTGCCGCAACATTCTCCTCAAGAACAACCCGCGCGGGCTGATAGGCATGCACGATGGAGAGCGGGTGAGCTACTGTCACGATGCCGCCGTGCGCGTAGCAGCGCCCATAGCGAAAGACCATCACGTCGCCAGGAAGGGGATCGGTCACTTCCTTGGCGCGGTCGAAAACGAAGGCAAGGTTAGCGTTCCTCGCTCCGGTGCAGATACCAGTCGTCCGCATAAGGGCGCGGATCGAACGGCGGCACGAGCCCGCACTCGACGAAGACGCGTCAAAAGCATCCCGCAATCGGCCCCAACGCCCTTGATGTCCGCCTGCGCGTGGTATGGCGTCCGAACCCAGGACCGCGCCGCGCGGACCATCGCGGCGCGCTCGTCAGCCTCAAGGCTCATTCTTCTGGCACCGGATCGCGACGGCCGAATTGAAGAAGCGAAAACACTATGATTGGCGCATAGAGATACGCGATCCCTTGAAGCGTCTTGTAATTCAGCCATGCCGCGAAAATCGCCGCGACTTCCAATGCAAGAACAGCACCGATGCACATAAGCGACCTTTCAACTCCCAGAGGGGCGATTTTATTATTCATATATTGCCATATTCATGAAGTACTATACGTATAAAACTCTTTTCATAGTTTGCGCTATGAATAGCACAGTATACAACTTTCAAAATGGCGCATCTTAACATGGCAAAACACAAACAAGCACGAGCTATTACGGTAGCCGCGCGGGAAGCGAGCAGGCAATTGGCGACCTTCGGCGCCGTCGAGGCCATGGCGAAGAAGGCCATGGCCCGAGTCGGAAAAGCGGGCACAATCCGCAGACTTCGCCGAATTCTTGCTTTCCGGCGAAGGATCGCGGGCGGTCATCAGGATCGGGGGCACCGTTTGCCGCATCGAGGGCATTGTTAAACTTGAACGTGCATGTGTTCTGACTATGGTCGCAGCCGAAATAGGCGGTGAAGGCGTCACCGGATGCGGGCGCCGTGTAAAGCGGATATGCGAGGATCAAGCATTTGATACCGCCAAGCGTCGCCATGTTCTTGACATTGGCGCTGACCCCGGCGTTTGCGCCTGATGAAAACAAAATCGTGCCCTGATTGAAATTCGTGCTCACCGCCGGACCGGTCGGCCAGGGGATCGTCGTGAACGCGCTAGACCCGGCCGGAACTGTTGGGCCGACAACCCCCGCAGTCCCGAACGCGCTTTTGACGAGCGTGCAGCCGGAGTCGTAGAGCACGTGCTGGCAGGCCGGCGAATAGACGTTCCGCGGCATTTGCAGATCGAGCAGCACCAAATCCGAATTGACGGTAATTTGTGCCGTCGTGCGGCCGATACTATCTTCCGTGCCGACGCGGCCCTTGAAGAGAATGACGCTGCCGACCGGGCTCGCCGCGTCTGCCGCCGACCAGGAATTCAAGAACGCGCGCTCGCGCATGATCTCGGCGCCGTCGAAGACGCCGCGGCCGAGGGCCTGCAAGAAAGGCACGCCGCCGACCGTATCGGTTGCTCTCGCAGAGATGGTGATTTGCTGCTGATCGACTTCGAGACCGACAGTGCATTTGAATTTCAGGCCATCCACGAGAATGGAATTGGCCGCATAGACGTAGCCGTTGAGCGTCACCGGCACGGCGGCGTTGGTGTAGGTCAGAATCAAACCGGTAACTGGCGTGAAGGTATAGCAATCGGCGATGTAGGAAATGGCGTCGTGGTTGGCCCGGATCGTGTTCAGGTAGGAGATGACGGCTGGGGTCGCGGCTCTCATAGGTTCACGATGCTCCAGAGTTGTCTGAGTAGGCGGCCTCGACGACGAACCAATCCTAGGCTAGAATGTCTGCTTGCGACGCGAACCACTCGAAAAGATCGATCTCCGCGTTTGACAGTAGAATGTATGAGCGAGTCAAAATACCAGGGGGCACTACCTCACCTGGTCTGAGTCTAAGTGTCCGTCCGGAGAGA